CCGCTAACGCCAGCACCAAGCAGGTCAACGGTATCGCCGCCCGGCTCGCCCGTGCCAGCGGACAGAGGTCGTAGTGCCCCGTACGTGGCCGCGCCTCACCGACCCGCCGCCGGACGTGCGGCGGGTCAAGACGCGGACGGGGACGCTCTGGACCCGGATGGGCGAGGAGGGCTACTACTGGAGCGCGGTGGGCTGGGAGACCGGCGTGAGCTGGAGTCAGGTGCTGCGCTGGGGTCCGGTCACCGAGGTCGAGGAGGGGTAGCGATGGGATTCTTCAAGAGCGTCCGCAGCGTCTTCAGCTCGGAGAAGGCCGCCAAGGCCAAGACGCCGCCGGGTCAGGCGCACAAGCCCGTGTACGGCGACAAGAAGATGGTCAAGGCCAAGAACCCGAAGAAGGGCAAGAAGTGAAGCTGGAGAACGTCGCCCGGTTCCTCATGCAGGCCTGCCGGGAGAACGACGCCGGGGGCACCGAGCAGAGCCAGATCATGGCCCTGGCGGAGGAAGCCGGGGAGTTCGTCGGGGCGATGCGCCGCTGGCGCGGCATGGCCAGGCGTCACGGGACCGAGCAGGAAGCGCAGGACGAGCTGGCCGACGTGGTGCTGTGCGCGTACGCGATGGCCGACGTCATGGGCTGGGACATGGACACGCTGCTGGCCGCCAAGCTGGACAAGATCCTGAATCGTGGCTGGAAGGAACCGGTGAAGTCATGACCGACCTGATCGTGAAGTTCGAGCGGATCGGCCGGTCCGGTAACACGCCGGAGGCCGCGCTGACCGTGCACGTTCCGGCCTCCTTCGCCGATGATGAGGATCGGGTGGCCGACTACCTGTACGCCCACTGCAAGCGGCACCTGGTTTCGCGTGAGTTCACCGTCTCCGTGGATCTGGAGATCGGTGAGGTCCGGATCGACGGCGGCCGGTTCGGTAAGGGTGAGATCCTGGTGGCGAGGCGGATCGGTCCGCCGCACGCGCACCAGGACGCGCCGTGTACTGCCGCCTGCTATGAGGCTGTGGAGCAGGCCAGCGCGTAACAGCGCGACGTTTTCGATCATGGTTTTGGCCCGACGGTAAGTGGATCGAGCGCAACGCCCTGCGCGCCGTCGCCAGGCAAAGCCGCCCCGTTTTGAGGGGAGGCGAGGTGGTTCGAGTCCGCCAAGGGCCACGTGTTCATCCCCGGCGCCCTCGACGCAAGTCCCGGGGATGTGTCTCGGCCCCTCTCGGTCGCACGGCAGCCCCACCGCCGGAGTGAGGAGGCCCCGCCGGAGATCACGGGCTTGAAGGCGGGCCGGTAGCGAACCTTCCCGAGGGGGGCTTACAAGGCGTTCTGGTGTAGCTGGGAGCACGCCGGTCTTCGGGCCGGAAGGGCAGGTTCGAGTCCTGCGTCTGCCGCCGTTTGCCAACCCTGTCAAGCTGGGTGTATGCTGTAGGCTGACAGTCAATCAGGAGGAGAAAAACAGCATGGAGAAGGACCAGGACGCATTCGCCGAGGCGCAGCAGGCCCAGAACCTGCGCCAGGAGATCACCCAGTACGCCACCCTCGCCGTGCGATACGGGCACGTCGACCGCAGCTGGATCAACACCTGGCTGATCCGCCTCGGCGCCGAGCCCATCGCGGGGGGTGCCAAGTACCAGATCAACGTGCCCGTCACCGGCCTCTTCGGCAAGACGGTCTTCGCCAGCACCCGCGCCGAGGCGCTGGAGAAGTTCAACCAGGAGGTCGCCCGGGTCGGCGCCGCCGGGCAGATCACCGACGGCCACTGCGACGGTGTGTACGACGTCGCGTTCAACGGCGAGACGCCGACGTTCTTCAGCGGCCCCGAGGACGCGCCCGAGCAGGGCACGGTGCCCGGCCTGGACGCGCTGAAGGACGACATCCGGCAGATGCTCAAGCAGGGCGTCTCTGAGCAGGGCTGGGGTCACAGCTACGCCGTCGCCGCGCTCGCCTCGATGGGCCTGGCACCGCTGCCCGCCCTGGTCCACAAGACCGTCAGCGTGCCCGTGGGCGGGGTTGCCCGCCTGGATGTGAACGTGTTCGAGGGTGACGACGAGGAGGCCGTGCAGTCCGCCGCCGCCAGCACCATGGCTCGCTCGAAGCAGGTCACCATCACCCCGGACGAGGTGGGGACGGTGTTCGCGCCCCGCCCGGGTGGCGACCTGGGGCTGACCCTGACCCTGGTCGACGAGGACGACGACAAGGACGACGACGGCCCGTACTGATCCGCCGAAGTCCCAGCTCAGCCCGCTTGACAGCAATGTCAAGCGGGCTGTATGCTGTACACAGACAGATCGAGGAGGACACCATGGAGAAGGACCTGTTCGGGCTCACCCAGGCGGACCGCATGAACGCCTACGCGGCCACCAAGGAGCGCTTCAACCTCAAGGCCAAGCAGCGCGACCAGCTCGACACCTGCGCGTCCTACTCCCGGATCATGTACGACGCCAAGCGCGAAGCCTGGGACCTCGTCGAGCTGTCCCTGAAGCAGGAGGGAATCATCCGATGAAGCTGACCGTGGTATTCGACATCCCCGACGACCAGGCCGCCACGTACGTCGACGTGGCGGAGGAGATGGTCAAGCACCACGCGTTCGCCCAGCGACAAGCGATCAAGCACTGGTCGTTCGACGTGGAGATGCGCCCCGTCGCCGCGTTCCTGGCCGACATTGCCGGTGACCTGGCCGAGGCCGCCCACGCCGCGCGCCGCGAAGTCGATCAGGAGCACCCGTGGATCCCGGGAGCGATCTTCGGTATCGACGAACGACTCAAGCCCGCCCTGCTCGCGTTCCTCGACGCACTGATCTCTGGCTGACCGCCAGGCGCCTACACCCGGAGCCGGGCTGACCACCTACGATGGTGGCCATGCCCGGCTCCTCTGTCGTTTACCTCGTCTACCTGCTCGCGTTCGCCCGCCTCATCGTGCTGATCACGATGGACATGATCACCGCCCGCCCCCGCGAAGCCGTCGTGGAAGCGCTCAAGGAGCGCAAGCACAACATGCTCGCCTACCTGCTGCTCTGCCCCTGGTGTGTCTCCATCTGGCTGGCCATCCCCGCAGCCGCGATCATCTACGCTTACGGCGATTCGCCGTGGCTGTTCGTGCCCGCCCTCGGGCTGGCCCTGTCTGGCGCGGCCGGTGCGCTGGCTCGCGTGAAGGGGTGACTGAGTGGGGCTGTTGACCAAGAAGCCGAAGCTGGTCCCCGCCGGAGGGCTGGACGGCCCCGGCACGCGGCCTACAGCCCTCACTGCCGCCGCCGTACCCATCAACCTCGGCGACGCCGCCAGCTGGCAGATGTTCAAGCTGGGCGACCACCGCTGGCAGTGGGAGGCGTGGCGCCACTACGACATCTGCGGCGAGATGCGCTTCGTCGTCAACTGGATCGGCAACGCCGTCTCCCGCTGCCGCATGTACGCGGCTCAGGTCACCGATGATGGGGTGGTTGGTGACGAGGTAGAAGACGCCCAGGCCAAGCTGATCGCCGAGACCATGTTCGGCAGCCCCGCCGCGAAAGCCCAGGCCCAGCGCCTGATGGGCATCAACATGATGGTCGCCGGGGATGTCTTCATCGTCGCCGAGGGGTACAAGAACACCGGCCAGGACGGCACCCCCGACCAGGACAAGTGGTATGTCTGCTCCTCGGCGGAGGTGTTCCGCCGGGGCGACGACATCATGGTCCGGCGGTCCATCACCCACGGCGGCGGCAACTACAAGTTGGACCCGGAGAAGGATCTGCTGATCCGGGCGTGGAATCCGCACCCCCGCCGTCATGACGCCGCCGACTCCACGGTGCGGGCCATCCTGCCGGTGCTGCGCGAGATGGAGCAGTGCACCAAGCGGGTATTTGCCGAGCTGGACTCGCGTCTGGCCGGTGCCGGGATCCTGCTACTGCCCGACAACATCGACTTCCCGAAGACGCCGGGGGAGAATCCGGGGATTCCGCAGCGCACGGGTGTGGAGGGCTTCGCGGACCTGCTCCAGCGGACCATGGCCACGTCGATGCAGCAGCGCGACAATGCCGCCGCCGTGGTGCCGATCATCCTCCAGGTCGCCGTGGAGGCCCTGGACAAGATCAAACACCTGACGTTCGACTCGAAGATCTCCGAGCACATCTCCACGATGCGCAAGGACGCCGTGGAACGTCTCGGCATGGGCCTGGACATCCCGCCCGAAGTGCTGTCCGGCATGGGCAAGTCGAACCACTGGTCCAGCTGGCAGATCGAAGAGTCGTCGATCAAGGTCCACATCGAGCCGCTGCTGATCCAGCTCGCCGACGCCCTGAACATCGGCTACTTCCAGCCCGCCCTCAAGGCCGCAGGTGTCGCCAATCCGGAGAAGATGACTCTCTGGTTCGACATCGCCGCCCTCACCGTGCGGCCCAACCGCTCCGACCAGGCGTTGCAGTTCGTCGAGAAGGAGATCATCAGCAACAAGGCGGCCCGCGCCAATGCCTCGTTCACCGAGGACGACGCGCCCGACGCCAAGGAGCTGGAATACAACCTGGTCAAGGCCCTGGTCCTGGCCCAGCCCGCCTACGCGGGCGACCCTGAGGTGCAGAAGATCCTCGGCCTGCCGAAGATCGCCATGCCCGCGCCGCCCGCACCCCCGCAGCTGCCCGGCGCCGGTGACCTGATGCCCGGCGACCCCGGATACGACACGGCCGGTACGAACCCGGCCGACGCCGGAGCGCGCGGCCTGCCGCAGTTCCCGTCCGTCGCCGACGCCGAGGCGGGCAACGTGCCGCCGAAGAAGCAGAAGCTCGCCCAGCTCGCTGCCAGCATCAACGCGGACCTCGTCTCGTCGCAGCTCTTCTACGCCGCCGACAGTGCCGTACGGCGCGCCCTGGAGCTGGCTGGTGGACGCCTCGTCCCCGGCCCGCAGCGCGCCCGGTATCCGGTGCCGAAGCATGAACTGCATACCCGGGTCGTCCCGGACCGCACCCGTGCGCCTGCCCTGCTGGCCGGTGCGTGGACGCATGTGCGGGAGCAGGCCGTGACGCTGGGCGTGGACGCTGACGCCCTGGAGGAGCTGCTGGGCGGCTACTGCACAGAGCTGATGACCCGGGGTGTGGCGCACGACCCGGAGTTGCTGCGCTCGACGCTGCTGGCCACCCGTGGGGAGTTGGCGCCGTGACCGCGCCACGCCATCGGGCGTACATGCGGGCCGGGGTGGTGGTCGTGCCCGGCAGCCTTGAACGCAGAGTGACAAACGAAGATCAAACTCTCCCGACCCCCCGGGCTGAGACCCCAAACCGGTCACTGCGCGTAGCAATCGACCGTCTGGGCACCCACGGACTCGCCGCTGTCATCGTCGTCCTGGCCCTCTCCGTCATCGCCGACGGGGGAATCCTGATGCTCATCGCGTGGCTGAGCTGATGACACCCGAGCAGACGCGGAAGATGACCGGCTTCGCGACCGCCCTTGGTGCGCTGAAGGCCAAAGAAGAGCTGGGCCAGGGCTGCACGCTCACCCCCGATGAGGTCGCCGGACTGATCTGGGGCATCAAGAACCTGCGAGGAGGTGTCCAGCGTGACTCAGCCGACCACCCTACCTAGCGCGACCGCGCAGAAGCAGGCCGCCGCCGAGGTGTTCGCCCAGTACGAGCCGCCCCTGTATGAGGCGTACCTGGAGATGATGCTGGAGTGGATGGCCGCCGTGAAGGTCGCCATGTTCGCCGGTGGTGTCGCCACGCTCGGCCTCGTCCCGGACCCGCTGACGGTCTTCTCCCAGACGCCGAAGTGGACGGCGCTGACCGCGAAGTACACCGCCCAGGTGGCGGCCGAGGTGCTGGCCGCCCCGTACAAGGATCTGTTCGCCGACGCCACACTGTTCGAGTCCCGGCCGTTCGTGCGGAACTGGATCGCGCAGCGGGAGAACCGGCTGAATGCGGTGCCCGACCAGGTGTACGGCCTGGTCTCCCAGATCATTGACTCGGCAACAGTCAACGGCGCAAGCATCCCCGATGTGACCGCCCAGGTCGAGCAGATGTTCGCCGACACCAGCATCCCCACCTGGAAGGGCCGCGCCCGCACCGTTGCACGAACCGAGGTCGTCGGCGCTTACAACGGTGGGCTGCACGACGCCTTCGCCATGATTGTCGAGAACGATCCCGGCACCGAATGGGTGAAACGCTGGCTTGCCACCGAAGACCAGCGCACTCGGCCGGACCACGTCGAAGCCGACGGGCAGACCGTGCCGTTCGGACAGCCGTTCATCGTCGGCGGCTTCCAGATGATGCACCCGCACGACCCGGACGCCCCCGCCAAGGAGGTGATCAACTGCCGGTGCGTCGAACTGCTGGAGATCAAAAACGAACCCACCGAGATGGGCAACCGCCAGTACCTCGGCGCCTCCGGGATGAGCCTGATGCAGGCCGCCTGCACCGACGGCACGTTCTGCATGCAGACCCACAAGCCCGGCCTGTGCAAGGGCCAGAAGCGCGGCCAGACCGAGCCCGGCCAGACCGACGCCACCAAGGCCAACCCCGTCCAGGTGGCGCAGACCGCCGTCAACGGCCTCAACCAGGCCATCGCCCAGGCCGCCCAGGTCGCCGCGCAGAACGCCACCAACCCGAAGCTCGCCGCCATGGCGCGCAAGGCCATCGCCGGATACCGCAAGGCGCTCGGCCCGCACCAGCAGACCCTGAAGCAGGCCGCCGGGGTCAACGCTAAGGCCAAGTCGACCGCCGTTTCGGACACCAAGCAGCAGGACGCCCTCGACAAGCGGGCGCAGCGCAAGAAGGACTCCCTCGGCAAGCGCGCCGACGCCATCCTCGCCCGCCGCCGCGAACAGGCCAAGATCGCGAAGATGTCGAAGAAGGACGCCGCCGCATACCGCAAGCAGAAGGCGGCCAAGGCCACCGCGCAGCGCACCGCCCAGCAGAACAAGACCCTGAAGCAGGCGGGCCGAGGGTGAAGCCCTGGACCACGGGCACGTAGGCGACCGGCCTACACTGCCCGACATGAACCCTGACCCCGAGATGCTGGTCATCGTCCCCACCCGTGGCCGCCCGGCCGCCGCCGCAGAACTCGCGGCAACCCTCGCCGAGACGTGCACCGCCGGGACGCACCTCGCGTTCGCCGTCGACGCCGACGACCCGCAGATGGCCGCCTACTACGAGGCGATCGCCCCCACCCCGACGGCGGCGGTGTGGATCAACGACGGCGTCAAGACGATGGTCGCCGCCCTCAACGCGGCCGCCCGGCTCGCCACCGGCGTCGACGCCCTGAAAGCCATCGCCTTCATGGGCGACGACCACCGGCCGCGTACCGTCGGCTGGGACAAGGCGTACCTCGACGCGCTGCACGAACTGGGCACCGGCATCGTCTACGGTGACGACCTGCTTCAGCACGAGCGCATCCCCACGCAGGTCGCGATGACCGCCGACATCGTGCGGGCGCTCGGCCACATGGCCCCGCCGGTACTCACCCACCTGTTCGTCGACAACTACTGGCGTGACCTCGGCATGGTCGCCGGATGTCTGCGCTACCTGCCGGACGTGGTGGTGGAACACGTCCACCCGTTCGCCGGGAAGGCCGCCATGGACGAGGGCTACGCCCGGGTCAACGACCACACGATGTACCGGCGCGACGCGCAGGCGTACGCCGAATACGTCTCCGCCAACATGGCGGCCGACGTGGCGAAGGTGAAGGCCCTGCGATGATGCGCACCCGCCTGCGGCCCATGCCCACCCCCGACGAGCTGGCGAAGCTGTACGCCACCCCGCACGATCACCGGCTGTGGCACGACCACCTGTTCCGGGTCGACGTCACCTCCGCCATGGCAGGGCTGATGCTGGCCCCGAAGGGCCGGGTCGCGGACCTGTCCTGCGGCAACGCCGAGATCGCCCGCCGCCTGCAACGCTCCCACCAGGCGCACCTCCAGCTCGGCGACTACGCCCCCGGCTACGAATACACCGGCCCCATCGAGCAGACCATCAAGAAGATCGCCCCGGTGGAGCTGTTCATCCTCTCGGAGACCCTGGAGCACGTCGACGACCCCGACGCCGTGCTGCGTGCCATCCGGCCAAAGACCGGCCGCCTGCTCCTGTCCACCCCCGACGGCGAAGCCGACGA